TTTTGAAACTCATAACCATGTAACGTTCCAGACGTTCCACTTAATGAAGCAGCAATGTTACCAATAGTGTCATCTGCAAACGTTGTAAGCGTAGAAGGGTCTAAGCCTCCGCCACCTCCACCACCGCCAGAACTAGGCACGTTATCAAGCATTGCGTTAATAGCTTGCTCTAAAGCAACAGCAGATGCTACGACTGGCGTGGTGATATCCGTATAGTCTAAGCTATACTGAACTTTGTTAGCGGTAACAATTACAGTATCATTATTTACGCTCACATTGTCAACGCTAGACTTTGTTATATTATCGTAATTACCCGAATCGTAAACGAATCGAATAGTGCTTAAATCGTCAACTATTTCAACTATCATATTATACAAGAATATTTTGTTACCACATTTAAAGTCGCACTCATAACATAATCCGCATTATCTACAAGCATATTGATACCGTTATTTTGTGCATAAATATTTATATCATAACTTCCAAGCGTCAAATTTATATCGCCATTTGGAAGATTCTGGTCTATTATATCAACAACGTTAATTGTAATACTTGATTCACTACAACCAACATTATCTTCATTCTCAAATAAGCATACAACTGGATTACATGAAGCACCTACAAACTCAACAAGAAAGTGAGTATTGTTTATAGTGCTACTAACGTTAAACATTAGTATGTTAATACCTTCGTTATATACCGTATAAATCATCTCTTCTCTTAGTTCTTTCGTCTGGATAACTTGAATCAAAATATCTCTTGCTTCTTTGTCTTTTGCCAACCTTTGAAACATTGAACTTTCCAGTGTTGTATTCACTTTTACACCCACAGCCTTCGTACAGCGGATAGTCAGCTTTATTCGCATCTAGGAAGTTCTTTAATTCACTTTCATAAACCATAGCGTCCTCATTCGCAAGGCTTATTAATGCACTTATTTGTTCTTGCGTTGCCGAACTAGAATCCTCTTCATTATATGTTCTTATACCAGAAGGAGTCGAATAAACATTTGCATGGGCTAAGTAACGCTCATAAGACTTAAACACTACATAAGGCTTAACCTTTGCGAGTAAGGCTTCGTTTGCTGGTGTAAGCGTATTATTTGTTATCTGGTCGATTATCTCTTCGTATAACGCATTACAAGTGATTTGCTTCAAATGCTTATCCTCCGTTAGTGCTATGTAAGGAAGTATATAGCGATTTATAATATTGTCGCTCAAGTCAACAACATTTACGTAGTCCTCACGTGAAACTGTTACAACTCTACAAGCCATTTGTATTATCGTTTAATTTGATACCTAAAACAGTTTTCATATAATCACGTATTTCAGCCTTATCCATGTAGTCTAGTAATTTGTCAGGGATAAAGTTAGTAGCACGTACTGGCTTAATATCCACTTGTACGTTCATACCCATGCCTTGCAATAGCTTAGTGTATGTTTGCTCTAACACTAACTGTTTATGATTTACACGTGATTGCATAAGCTCACAAGCATTCATAATTTCCTGCGTGTTACCTAGCTTACCAGCAACTTGAATACCTGCAATAATAGGAGGTACTTTTGTCGCTATCGTGATATTATCAATCGTTAATTGTTGCAATGTTTCAAATAACGCATCATTCGCATTGGTAGGGAATTCTTGTATCTCTGGAAACTGCTCTTTAACCATAGACCACAACACCATCGCCATACCACCGCTAGCCGAACCGCTAAATTGATTTTGCATCATTTGGTCAAACTCTTGTGAAGCCGTCAACAATACATTACCTGCATCATCCGTTTCAACTGCAGCATCGGGGTCGCCTACAATTTTGATTAACACGGAAAGCAAAAAATTATTATTGATATTTCTTTCGTGAAATTCCCCAATAGAATAATCTACCTTAAACCACTTGATACCTCCCGAATAAAAAGGCTCTGGATAAAATCTACGTGAAGGCTTATGTTTAGCGTACCAAAGTATCTGCCCGTTATAATTAGCTATTCCCCCCGCTTGTGCTATTTGCTCCTGAACAACATCAGGATTCGGGTTAAACGTGTGATAACAAATAGTGTCAATCTTCTTATACTCGCTCTTAACGCCATAAAAAGGGTTGTAATATATTTTAGAAACTACGCCTGTATCATCTGGCAATCCAAGCCTACACGACTCAAAAGGAATGTGTCTTAAACTTGCAATTTTACCTTCAACGGTATAGCCTACCTTGATAGCAAACCCATCGAAGAAAGTTAAATCTTGACAAATAGATTCATGAAACTTCAATAACGTTTCATCTTTATTTACCTTAAAGGTATTTAGAGCCTCATCACTGAATCCATCTCCTTTTAAAAAGTCATTATAAATATCAAAACAAGCCGAAGCAGTGTGCGACTCATATATAGTTTCTACAAGCCTTTGAGGAAAAGAATTATCTTCGCCCCAAATTAAGATACCATCGCTTTTATCTTCTAGCTTTTTTGGTGCTTTACCCACGCTAATGGTATTCTTAATCTTAGGGGAAGACTCTCGATTATAAAACTTTACCTTTTTCATCGTAATTTAATAACGAATATTTGAGCCATTTAATTGAATAATACTACTTTTATAGTGATTAAAAAATTAACCCCATATATTCCAAGTAATCGAAATAATCCACCACGTAAAACGTGCAAGCAAAGTCATTAACCCAATAAATACAACATAAGCCAATGCAAGTATTGACCACTGCAATAATTCAACTAAATAGTGTTTAATTTTTCTCATACTTCTTTATTATTTAATTTTAAATATCTTTTAACAACTTCCATTAATTCTTTTCTATTGCACCACGAACAACCTACCTTAGCATTAGTCAATAGCACAAACATTCTACCAAGTAGCTCTATGTCCTTTACATTTTCATTTGTTTTAAGATGCAAGCTTATTTCCTTACACTTTAAATAATGTGCGTGTAATTCGTCTATCTTTTCCATACTCAAATATAATCAAAATAAAATAAAAACGAGGGGCGGATTTTAACCCGACACCCTCGCATTATAAACAACTAAAGAAGCCCCTATTATTCTAATCCAACCAAATAAGCTAAAGTAGTTGCATAGTCGGTATCCAAGATAAATTTAGGTAAATCACGCTCCTCGCCTTCAAACGTAATAGTATAAGTAGTGTCAGATGCAGCCACTTGACCAGTGTTTTGAGTTTGGGCAGTCATTTCTAAACCGTTATCTTTACCGTATAAAACAAACTCTTTGTTGTTTGTTTCAATGATAACACCTACGGTAGCAGTAGTCAATGCTTCGATAACCGATAAGTCAGCAGGAGTAGTTCCAAACAATTTAGCCGTAACCATTTGCTTGAAGAACTTGTTACCTCCTTCTTGAACTACTAATTCAGAACCACCAGAATGCGACTTCTTAGCACTCTCGAACGGATATAATACCTCCGTGCCGGGCAACGTCAACGCAGTAATATACCCGTTAACGTCGGTAGTGTAAGTAACACCAGATTGATTGAAGACCCATATACGTTGGTTTACACCACCGATACGTCTTAAATCATCGCATGATACTCCTATACCGTTTGCTATTCCACAAGTTAATGCCATATAAATTTTTCTCCTTTACGTTTAAATTAGAATGCAATCATTTGTAAATCGCAATGCAAGTAAGTGTAACCGATTTTATACATACCCTCGGTATATACTTTTCTGTCTTTACGCTCATACCACATATCGACAGTTCCTTGGTCAGCAGCTTTCTCGATACCGATAGCATGGTTTTCAGGAGTAGTGTATAGAATCAAGTTATCTACCGCAGAACCAGCAACAACATCAAGAGGGCTATCAGCTTGTAAAGAAGCATCCCAAGCCCAGAAAGGAATTACATCGATGCCTCTGAATTTCAATTTAGATTCTCCATCTTGAACTAATGCAAATTGAGCATCTGAACCAGAATCTAAAGACTCATAAGAAGCCAATAAATTCAAGTACACTGAACCAGTTACATAGAATGCCTTTTTAGAATTTTCAACTTGTTTCAAAATGATAGGAGCATTATCGTACATATCTTTCAACGCAGAGAATGCAGCACCAGAAGCTAAAGCACCAGTTAAAGAAACAGAAGATTGCTTAATACAACCAGAACCAACACCGTTGATTAAGTTTACCCAAATACCGTCTAGCATTGAGTAGTCAGCAGATAAAGAAGCAGTATCGCCGAAAGAAATAATGCGGAACAAATCACGACGCATTGCATCTACTGTCAAGGTGTTGATGATTTTCTCGATGTCAGTACCTTGTAAGTCGTTGTAGTCAATACCTGACTTTAATGCCTGTGATAAGATAGTAGCCTCGAAAGCATCAGAACATTGCTCTATGAAAATTTCAAGCTGCTTAGTTTCTAAGGTACGGTTTGTGATGTCGATGCCAGTACCAGTTAAAGTACGGGAACACCCAGCATAAGCCTTAGTGATTTTCTCTAAAGTTCCAGTTAGGGAAATTGGTTGCTTGTACTTTACTTCAGGATAAACCGTGAATAATGCAAGTACGTCAGGAGTCATAATCGACGGCTTAATAAGCACGTCTGTACTTAATTTACCATCGTAGGTATAATTGAAGTCGGTTGAAAGAATATTCGCCATTGTGTTTTTATTGTTGTTTTATTTATTTACGATTTTGATTTATTGCTTTTGCTAAGTTGTCGAAAGGACTTTTCTTAGGCTCTTCATTTACTGGAACTACTTTAGTAGCAACGTCAGGACTTGCAAGGTTTTTAATCTTAGCTAAGTCTTTACTTAATGCTACCACGTCCGCTTTTACTGCTTCTAGTTCCGCTTCGTTTGTAGCGTTCTTATTATTAGAAGCCTCTAGTTCTGCCTTTAATGCTTCAAGTTCAGCCTTCAATGCTTCGTTTTCGGCTTTCAATGCTTCAACGTCTGCAACTGTATCTGCATTTGCGTTCGGGTCAACTGGCTGACTATCCACTTTAGTGTATTCAGAAATAACACCACCAGAAACAACCATAGTATCGCCATTTGATAGCGTATAAGAACCATCTTCTAAAGGAACGTTATTCCCTTCCGCAACTAAGTAAACAGAAGCACCTACAAGGTCTTCGCCTTCTGCCTCAATGTAAATAGGAGTGCCGTCTTCTAAAGAAGCATCCATGTTTTTAAACACCACACCAAGTTTATTTAGAACCTTCTCTAATTTGCTCGCAATAGTGTTAATTAAATTGTTATCCATTTTCTCTTTTTTATTTAACTGTTTTAAATCTACTTTCGCAACTGGGTGCATCACTTGCTTAACCTCTGTAACAAATCCGTAGTTCTTAGCCTCTTCAGCAGTAAGCCAAGTTTCATTCGATAGCATGTTCCACAATTCATCGGCACTCAATTGTACCTTTGTTTGATATGCTTGTATCAATTGTCCTTTGATTTTATCTAGTTGGTCGGCATACTTTCTTAACTGTTCTGCATCGCCCTCTACTCCTACAAGTGGGTTATGAATCATAAATTGAGCCATAGGACTCATTATAATAGTATCCCCTGCCATAGCGATAACAGTAGCAATAGAAGCGCATAATCCCTCTATATAAACGGTCTTAGGTTTATTAATACCTTTTAAAAAGTTATAAATAGCATAACCTTCGAACACTTCGCCACCACCGCTTATAATGTGTATAGCTATTGAATCCGAAGACTTATCTACTTGCGACTTAACACTGTCAAGGGTAACACCCCATCCACCTATTTGGTCGTATATATAAACGTGTGATACTTTCATCTTAACCGTATAACGAATATCGATGACTTTTAAGCCATTAAAATTCATTATTAAGCGATGAAAAAAAAACTCACTACGACTATTCAACTAACTTTTTAAACACTCGAACGAGTTTACGTAAATGATGCGTAGAAACTTTAAAATGTTCTGCTGTATCCAACAACGCTATCTTAATAGGGTAACCGCATTCTATAGCTTCTTCACGTTTTAACAAATAGAACTTTGTCATCTCGTTGTAGTTCTCAATAGTACTATTATAGTAGCCATATTGCTTAAGAACCTTAACCACGTCCTTTACTTGTTCATCTGTTAAATTAGTGTGCTTCTTTAGTTTGTTTACAATGTATATCATAAGCTACTCCCTTTTTGTTTTACCTTAACCCTATTTTGAGTTGAATTAATTTCCTTAACGCTAACAACTGGTGACGGCATTTGACTTATAGCCATAGCCATACTTTCAGCGTTCTGCATCTGTGAATCTCTTACACTTGAAACGGCACTTTTTAAAGCCCCTACTCCTGCGGTAAGTGTTCCCCCTCCTGCCATTTGTACTAAATTAGGGCTACGTACTATCGTCTTTCCTTTCGCCCCTATTGGCTCAACGGTTACACGCTCATGCCCTGACGGGTTATCGCCTACCATTAACAAGGTCTTGCCATTGGTAACAAATTCACCACCACCCGCAGCCTGTGAAATCTTTGCCACCTGTGCAGCACCAAGAACACCAACAGAACCAGCTTGCACGTAACCAAGTGGTGTACCCCCAAATTGTGCCAACGTCTTCATAATAGCAACTGCCGTATTGCTTATTGCTTGTCCTATATCGATAACCTTTTGTGCTTTCTTATTTTCCCCTGATATAGCTTTCGCTGCACTAAATAAAGCATTAATCCCAGCAACGGTATTTTCAAATTTCTGCTTTTCTAAATTAGCAAGTCTTTCATTGTTCTTTTTCGTTGCTTCAATTATTTCTTTGTTAGCTTTATTTTCTGCATCAACTTTTGCTATTCTATACTTCTCTTCGATGACTTGCTTTTCTTGCTCGGTCATCTCTTTCGCATTCAATTCCTCTTGTTGTTTTATTTGAAGAATTTCTAGTTCATAGTTATAATTTTGTTTTATCAACTCGGTTCTTTTGTCAAGACTTAAAGATTCATCCGCAAGCAATCCTTCGTTTATTTTCTTCTGCTCATCCAACTTCATTGTTTCAAGTTGGATAGTAGCTTTAGCGTTACGTTCACGGAGTGCCAACTCTTGCATTGCGATAGCTTTCTTTTGTTCAAACAACCATACCTCACGGTTATATGTATTGTCCGCAAGTTCTTTATTTATATTTTCAACTTCATTCTTATACGAGATATCAAGTTGCAATCTTTCGTTTGCATACTTAGCACTTATAGCATTACGCTCCTCTGCTGTTAATTCTGCATTGCGGAGTTCTTCTTGTTGCTTGATATTAATTTCATTTAACTCTGTTTTATGCTTTGCTGTCAATAGGTCTATTTCCTTTTGCGCAGATTCTTGATTGATAGCATAAATTTGCTCATTGGAAGTAGCTACTAAATTTTGACGCTCTTTTTCATAGCGTTGATTTATTTCTAACTTCTGCTCTCCCGTTACGCCTTCTGCATTTAGCTCTTGTTGTTGTGCTTCATATAAAGCATTCAATTTAAGTTGTTGTTGTTGCTCTATTGCTTTAACTTGCGATGCACTAGCTTCGTTTTGGTCTGCAATAGCTTTTTCATTTAAAATCTTTTGTTTCTCTATGTACGCTAAATTTAAGTTATAACGTGCCTTTAAGTTCTTTTCAAGGTTCTTTGTTGTTTCGTCTTGAATTTCTTTTTCAAACCCCTCGCGTCTGTTATTAGCACGTTCAATTAAAGAGTTATGCTCACCGTTTAATTCTTCACGTTTTGTTAATTGCTCGTAGTAAGCGTCTGTTGTTTCTTGCTCGATTTCTCCGTCATGCTCCTGTAGCTCTTTTTGCTTATTAATAATTGCGGTTGTATGGTCTGCAATAGCCTGCTGCCTATATTTCAACTCTTCTTCTGTAATATTAGTACCTGCCCTCTCAATAGCCATACGATGCTTATTAACTTCAGCAGTCATATCAATAATATCTTGTGCAGTCTTTTCTTGTGCTTCTGTTAAATCTGCCTGATTTTGTAATGATTGTGCATATTGGTTTGCACTATTAGCAAGTTCAGCATCTGCATACGCTTTTCGTTTAGCAAATAAAGACTCTTCCTTCTTAGTAGCTTCATCAATTAACTTTAGCCTTTCTTCATCGCTTAATGCTTTATTTTTAGCTGCTATCAATGTTTGTTCAATAGCGTTCTCTTCTGCTTTATAACTCGCTGCATTCCTTACGTTCGCATCATGTATAGCATCTTGTACGGCAGTAAAGTTATTTGCCGCTTCTGTTGCATCTATTAAATACGAAGACACTTCAAGTATTACCTTACCAGCTAATATCCAACTAAAAAATACAACCTTTAACAATTTACCCATTATCTCTAACGTAGCATCAAACTGTGTAGCTGCATTGTCTGATGTTTTAATGGCAGCAGCCATTCCAGCAATAGCAACGCCAATGGCAATAACAATAGCGCCAACACCTGAAGAAATAATAGCTGCACCTAAAGAGTAAAACGACGCTGAAGCCGTCGCATTCGTAGCTGGAACTGTTGCCATTACACCCTGCAATCCTTGCGCTGCTTGTGTACCTCCACGTAATGAAGAGAATAATTGAGTCGCCCCACTTTGGAAAGTATCGAATGCTTTCTTCGCACTATTAAACGAAACTCCAACGCCTCCTATATTAACTTGGAAGTCTTTCATAGCCTCCGAGTAGTTGCCCACGTTTCTCCTAAAGTCGCCACCTGATTGCTCTAATCCTTTTAACGCTTCATTAGTTTGAAGGATTTCTTTTTGTAGTTCATCAAACCTTTTAGCATTACCTTTCAAAGAAGTGTCCATTGAATTACGGTCTTTAACAAGCCTTGCAAGTTTGGCACGTAATCCATCTATACTATTATTCTCGGCATCGTATTCCTTCTTTAATACCTGTTGCTCCTTTACAAGTTCACGTTGCTGTTGTTGAAGATTTACAAGCTCCTTACTATATTGTTCAACACTTTTTTCTCCATTCTTATATTCAGAATTTAAAGCCGTTATAGCTTTCTTATTAACCTCTAACGCTTGGGTAATCGCCACTAAATCGCCTTTAGCAGCGTTGCTGTTAACGTCAATATTAATTAATATACTCTTCTGTTCGTCTGCCATATCCTTAAATCTTTATTAATTGCACCAATGAAGTGTTTGAAGTTCCATCGTATTCGTCTATTCTATTCAAATAGTAATAACTTTTAAACTGCTTCAAATAAATAGGTCTTGAAAAGTCAAGTTGTAAGATATCCTTAGCACTAAATTTCATTCTGCACTCTAGCATCTCGGAATAATTCAACATAGTCCTATAGTCATCCATGTATTTGTCAATCATTCCTATAGACGGACTATTATTTATTTGAGCCGTTGCATAGTTTAACGTTTCAGTGTATCGGTCTATATTATTTGCTCCCCTGGTTTCTTTGTCAAAATAATACAAAGGCAATTGGCTTGCTGTGCTTGTTCCAGTGCTACCTACAACATTTAATAGCGTGTAATTATTACTAAAATAACTTATCCCCAATTGCGCACGGTTGATTAATATTCTAGCCTCTCCACCCAATTGAATAAAAGGACACCAAAACCAATTATCATCATCTATTTTAAACGCTTCAATGTTTGCAGTTGTGGCAAATGGGGCTTCAAATAAATCTGTTTCTTGCTCTATAAAGTCATTATCTATATTGAATTCACCACGACCATAGATTCCAGTTATAGAATCCGAAAGTAATGTGATTGCGTAATCGCTCGAGTCAGTATATTTGAAATAATTAGTTTGTCCGTAGTTCTCTAATACAGAAGAAAAGTCCTTTATTATTTCACTGCCTTTATCTATTTTATCGCTCCAATCTAAAGCATTAGCCTTGTTATTTACAATATCTTGAAATGGAATAAAGTAAACGGTCTTACTTGAATTATCAACGTATAATAGCAACCCAAAGGATACTGCAACCCATCGAACAAGGTCGGCAAATGTAATGTCGGGCAACGAATCAGCTAAAAATAATGTCTTATTTTCCCCTACTGTTTTGTCAAGTTCTATTTTATAGTAAACGCCGTCAATGTCAAATTTAGATGGCGCACTAGGGTTATATATTTCAAAAGTCAATACATCGCCTACCGATACATCTATGCTTCCACGTATAAATGTTCCACCTAGCGATACTGGTGTACTCAATGCCGACACACCGTTTTTCCTTATTTGAAAGTTAGTACCATTAGCCCCATAAGTCCAATCGTTACCGAACGTTGTCCCTATTTCGCATTGTAAAGTATAGTTCCCGTCCGCTACCCATTCACCCGTACCACCGTTATAAAGAGGGCTTCTAACTATAAAGTCAAATTCATTCTCTTGTATTTCATAGTTGGCAAATGGAAGTATTGGAATACCACCACTAAAAGGAAAGAAAACCTTGTTAGACAATATAGTCATCGCTATGCGTTCTGCTCTATCTTTATTTTTCAAACTTAATACGGTATCGACGCTAGGAATAGAAATCTTTTTATAAATAGGATTATTCAAAAAATTGCCAGACATTTTATAACCAGCTTTTATAAATAACCTTTCCATTAACTTCGATAAAAAAACAGCAGGGCGGAAGTCAGTAACATTCATAGACAATGTGCCTACATTGGTTCTGCTTCCATCGTCAAAGGGAAAGTAATGATACCCGTCTTGATATTCATTTGAAAAGCCATTTATAATATTAATACGGCTATACAAGTGGTTGTAGTCATCCAATGGTGCTTCCCAAATACGAATACTCTTAGCTACATCGTAGAAGTCTGTATTGCCTCCATAGTAAGTTATATTAAGCGTACGACTCTTAACATCCATACTATTTACTTGTATGTATCCGTCGTTTATTTTCGTTTGCTTAACATACAATGAAGCACTTATTTTCTTATGCACAGACAAAGTACCGCTCAAAACATTCGAGTCAGCAGTATAGCCAATAAGCCTTGCATTCTTAGCCGTGTAAGGAATATCAAAGTCGGTGCTTGCATCGCCTTGTCTTGTTTCAATGTTAGCAATATCATTTACAGCAAAAGAAACGCTAAATTCTCCTTCGCTAATATCTAGGCTTTCATTATTAATCCTTATATCTACCATTTACTTTCGGGGCAATAACAAAATGAACATTTTATTTTTGCGACAATAACACAACCGCACGAACCACATCGAAAACCTTTACGGAACGGGCATCCATTGCATACTTCTGCCCTTTTCATTTCATCTTTCGTGTAGCTTGTAAAGAAGTACCTAAACCAACCATTTAATATTTCATATATTTTCCACATAGTTATTGATTTTGTATTTCTATTTGTGGATACAATATATCAAATTCTATTGAATAAATTTTCTGCCTATCCTTGCGAACGGTTATACTGTTTGAATCAATCAACACCGCTACGGGCTTAGATATATCGGTTACATCAATAACACGTAAAGAATTTTGAATGCCAGCACTTCCAATACTTCTATCTCCTCCAATAGCTTTAATCTGGTCTAGCGTTAGCAACTGCGAACGAACACGTACCTTCCAATACGCTTCTATTTCCAACTTATCACTTTCAACTTGACCTTCAACAAATGAGTCGTCCCAGTCTGCGAATATATCACGTTTAAACGGCACATAGTCTGCGGATTCAGTTGTGTAGTCCTTATCTGCCGTGAACGTCCAATACTCCCATCCTCCTAAGTTGTTAATCCATGCGAGGTTTATTTCTTGGTAGTTACATTCTGAATTTACGTCGATAGTTTTTAGTTCACTTAAGTATTCATAAGCACCTAAAACAACAAGGTCATCGATTCTAAAGTCAAATCCTCCTGAACCGTTTACATTATTAAATATACCATAAACGGACACATCGAATGAAGTATTAACGCCAGTATCAAACACCGTTTCAATATACGTCCAAGTTACAATGTCAGAAGTATTTATAGTCTTAGTAGTATAGCTTAATACTTGTGCCGTTGTATATCCTTGAGGAAGTAATACTATTTGAGTGTTCAAATTAAAGTTAGATGAAGCTCCATTAGTTCTAACATAAGCACCTAACCGATAAACCTTGTTAGGCTCGCAAGTTATTGAAGAACTAAAATTAAGCAATTCAACTAAACCGTTATAAGAGCCAGTACCCCCATAAATAACATAACAACTACCAAGCCCAGAATGTGTAATGAGCGTGTCGTATGTAACCGACTCACTAGCAAAGTTACCTGATTTAACAACGTTCCAATCGCTCGGGGCATCGCCTGAAGGGTCAGTGGTATAGTCAAATGTCCCACTATCTCCATCATTAAACACGTTAATAGGCAAACGGTATAATTGACAAGTAATCGTAGTCGCACCCGTTAAATCTACACTTGATAAATCGATATTGTAAACACCGTCATTCTCTCCAACTATCTGTATATCCTCTCGACCTACATAAGTAGAGCCGTTGTACTTTCTTATTTCAGCGTAAACGTTACCGTCAACTGCACCGCCAAACGATGACGAAGGTATAATAATATCAAGGCTAAATCTATTGTTCTCAAATATTACTGGCTTCGCAAATTGAGTTAAGAACTTATTATCAAATAAACCGTTGTTGAAGTTAGCTACATAATCGCCAAAGTTGCCACCTAAGTTATTTTGAAATTGGCGAACACCATTAATTCCAAATAAATAAGCCGTACAATCGGTAGCCTGTAAACTTACATTATCGATAATAGTATTACAAGGGCTTCCAGTAGTTGACACAACTTCAAATATCAAATTAAAAGATGCTTCTTTGAAAAATAAATCGTTGAAGTTATATGTAGCAAATACTGTATTTCCAACGGTAGCCTCGCCAAGAGTAATTATTCCCGTTGAGTATTCAGCTTTAATTTTTATCTTCGAATATTTCTGCGGTGCAATAAAATCAACCTTAATATCAACGCTTAAATTATACGGAACATCTGGGTAAACGTCAATAGCTTGGTATAGTTGTTGGCTTACCCCAGTAGTGTATGCGTCTGCAATACCAGCCCATGCAGTGCCACTCCCTTGTTGACTCCATGCGGTTAATCCACTTGAAAAATCACCGTTTGTTACCTTTTCTCCCGAACAATCCTGATACTCATCCGTCGTAAATGGCGACGTGTATGTTGTAACTGTTGTGCCGTCCGACGTGTC